TTATGGGAAAGTGCTGTCGTTTTTGTCCAACCCTATTTTCGCCCTGGCCAGTCTGCTCGGCTTCGGCGATTTGTTGGGCAATCTGGGCAGCCTGTCCGCGTTGTTCGGGATGCCGATTAATCTGGGCTGGAATTTTGCCGGGTTGCTGAATTTGTCTGGCAAGGCAAGAACGGGCGCATTAACCGGAATCGTCGGTGTATCGGCCTTGGGATTGGCTACCGGTAGCACAGTCAGTCTGTCAACTTTCGGACTGGCCAGCGGTACTACGGCAGCGGCAAACGATACCCTGATGATGCCGATTGTGCGAGGGTTAACGCGCATGGCGGTTGATCCGATCCTGGCGCAACCGGCAACGCGAACGTATACCACGGCGACCGCCGCGCAAGTTAACGCCAATGAGTCGGCAATCCTGGCGAATACCCGGCAATTGTTGCTGGTGCAGGCGGTCGGACTGTCCAGCTATCTGGATTGTTCGATTTACGATGATGTTTTAGCGGTTAAAAATGAACTGGCAGCGGCGCTGGATGCCGAGACGCAGGTTGCTGACGACGATGAGCTCTACCAAGCGTTGATGGAAGCCCGCGCGGCGATGCACCGTGACTTGACCGAACGCTCGCGCAACAGCGCCCGCCTGAACACGGTCACGCCGCCCGATGTGTTGCCCATGCTGGTGACCGCTTACGATTATTACGAAAACGCTGGACGCGATGCTGAAATCACCCAGCGCAATAAAATCAGGCATCCGGGCTTTGTGCCGGTTGCGCCTTTGAAGGTGTTGAGCGCATGAGCAATGATTTTTACTGCCGGTATGGGCAACACTGGGCTCACAAAGATTCAAAAATTCATACCCCACGCCAGGGTAATTATATTTGCGCCGATTGCGAAGACAAACGAATTCAGCACCAATCAAAGGGCAATGACAGAAACCGGCGCTTTGATGATGTTGAGAATAATGATAAGTATCAATAACATATACAACATATTTAGATACTTTCTAAAAAATAGACATGAAACCGGATTCAATTGTACATAAGCACAAAATGGCGCTTTACAACCTGGATTTGATTGTCGATTGGCGTTTTGAAAATGACAAGGTAAAAATCGTCGAGGTGCATATTATTCATCATAATTACCCTGATTTACTGAATTTTTTATCGGGAAAAGTGTTTAAATTGATCGTCGAACATATTGAAATACATGACTTAAAAAAAAGTTGTAAAAAAAATTCACATGATCCTGAAAATACTTGATACCGTTGACGAATGGATGATCTGGGTTATTTTGATTTTGCTGTTGATTTTTGCGTGGTGGCTATGAGCGACTTGATACATTACATCACCCGCTTAGAAGGCGCAAACCTGCTTGGCGTGGGCGTAAAGTCGCTGTGGAACATGGAAAAGAAAGGGCTGATCCCAACCCCTGCCGTTAGAATCCATAACGACAAAACCAGCAGGCCTAATATGGGTTATGACCGCGCTATTTTTGAGGCCTGGGTCAAAACCAACCCGGTAAAACATAAGGGCTATCAGGACCCCGAAAAACGCCTACAACACTATGCAGACAGGGCAGCGGCCACGACGAATGACGTTGTTAAAGGCGATGTTTGGAACATTCGGACCGGAAAAAACCGAAAGAATTTTGAGTATGGGGGTCACGCAAAAAATGTGATTCTGTTCTGCCAACCTAAATTGTTATACCGTGGACATAACTTTGATTAATAAATTAATTAATATAATCAAGGCTTTATTAATGAAACATCATGAAAGAAATGAAGACAAAAAAGAAGAACCGAAGTATCTTATAACCCACCTAGAGAGAGAAATAATCATGAAATTAGAAGAACTGCTCACAATTAATAATTCGATCAAAGACCAACTCACCAAAATTGATCAGGAAATCATCACAAAATTAGCTGAATTACAAACGGCGATTGATAAATTAACCGAACAATTAGCCGCTGTTGAATTGACTGACGAACAAGCCGCTTCTGTTGTGGCTGTTCAGGATGCAGTTAATGCAATCGACGCAATCATACCGGATTCAATCGTTTAGCCGATGTTGCTCACGTAGAGACGCAAGATTTTGCGTCTCTACGCCGCAAAAGTTTTGCACCGGCTAGGTTAATCCATCGCCGAACCCTTATACCCAAGGTTGCCGGTGCATCCCCTAAAAAACAAACAGATCAGTACCTGCTAGTTTCCTGTTGTGGTTTCTAACTGCACCGCAACAGGTTTTTATCAACAAATTTTGTAAGGAAATTGAAATGGAAATACCTAAATATCTAAAAGACGCGCTGTATCAGTTTTCGGAAGATGTTCTTGCGGAGCGTGATCATTTTGACGAGTTGCAAAAACAGGCGGAAGAAGACGCGCTTGAGCTGGAGGCGCATAAAGAAAACTGGTTAACGCACCTGTTCAGGGAAACTAAACCAACTACTAGGATATAGCTGTGTCTTGTCTTATCGGAGTCATCATTTACGCGATTGTGGCCCTCATAATTTTATTTGTTTTAGAATACGTGTTTGCCCAGTTTCTACCGCTCCCCCCAAAGATTATTGCCCTGATACGGATTTTGGTGGGCTTGCTGATTTTGCTCTACGCATTGTCTTGTTTTGGAATACTGGACGGGCAGGGGCCATTTTTTAGGCATGGGTATCCGTGACGGAATTTAAAGAACGAAACAATGACAGACGCACGGGTGATAGATTGGTTAGCCTCACCCGGCTTTGTGATTTTTTCATCGAGGAAAAGAAGAAAAATCCGCATTCTGAATATGCTTGGAATGAATTACGGGACGAGATATTCAATTTACACAAAGAATTGGAAAGCATAAAAGCACTCAATGTGAATTTTGTAAAAGAAGTAAAGATGCTCAAGGATGAAATTAATGAAATACATGGGGAAGCTAAAAAGTGAAAGTTACAATTGATACAGAATATTTTACCGAGACAATAGAATTTAAAACTTTAACTCAACCAGAGGAACTTGATATTTTTAAGAAATTAATAGATATTTTTTATCAATCCGATAAATCATACGTCGAAAAAGATTTCTACAAAAAACACTTGAAATTTGTTGACGAATAAAATAAATGACCGAACTTGTCACACTCAGCGTCAACGGCCTGGATTTTCAAGGCTGGAAATCTGTGCGCATTGAGGCAGGCGTCGAGCGACAATGCCGCAGCTTCGAACTTTCCGTAACCGATCAATGGCCTGGCAGCGTGGAGAAGGTGCGCCGGATCAAGCCTGGAGATTTGTGCGAGGTGCGCATCGGCGGTGATCTGGTCTGCACCGGTTATGTGGATGCGACGCCGATTGATTACGACGCCAACAGCGTTTCAATTATAATTCGTGGACGCAGCAAAACCGCCGATCTGGTTGATTGCTCGGCGGATAATGAAACCGGGCAATTTAAGGGCTTGAAAGCCGAAGTTATCGCGCAAAAACTGGCCGGACAATACGGCCTAAACGTCATCAACGAAACAGACACCGGCGCGGTAATAAGCGATCATCAGATCCAGCAAGGCGAAACCGCGTTCGAGTCGCTGGACCGGCTCGGCAAACAGCGGCAAATATTAATTACCGACAATGCGGCAGGCGATGTCGTATTGGCCTCACCCGGCAGCGGCGGTCATGCGTTCAGCGGGTTGGAGTTAGGCGTCAATATTTTAACGGGGTCGGCGGGTTTTGATTATACCGATGTGTATAGCCACTATTCGGTTAAGGGCCAGGCTAGCAAACACGGAATAGATAACGACTGGACCGACGCCTCTTCGGCCCAGATGTCGCAGGCCCAAGGTAGTGCAAGCGATGGCAGCCTTCAACGCCGCCGCGTTTTGGTGGTCAGGCAAGCCGGCCAGGCAGACGCCAATACCTGTCAGCAACGGGCGACCTATGAGCAGCAAGTCCGGTTGGCAAAAGCCGGGGAAATCCGTTACCGTGTCGCCGGTTGGCGGCAAGGGGACGGCTCGCTATGGCGACCCAATATCACCGTCAACATCAAAGATGTGGTGATGGGGGTTAATAGCGCCTTGCTTATTTCTGAAGTGATTTTGACGCTGGACGAAAGCGGCATGATTGCCGAGCTAGTATGTATTCCGGCGGCGGCGTTTATGACCGAACCGGAAAAGCAGGCCAAGGCGGTTAAGCGTAAAACAGTAAAACGAAGTACAGAGCCATCGTGGCTTGACGAATGAGTTTATCTAAAACCCTATCCAGCAGTATTAGTAATATGCTGTCACGCGGCGCGGTCACGCTGACCAATGCCGCCGGTAAACTGCAAACCTTGCAGGTTTCACTGTTGGCCAATGAATCAAAAGATGCGGTTGAGCATCTGGAACCCTATGGTTATACTAGCCATCCCTTGCCGGGCGCTGAAGTTCTGGCGGCGTTCATCGATGGCGACCGTTCGCACGGCGTTATTATCGCCGCGTCTGACCGTCGCTACCGTGTGCAGGCGTTATTACCGGGCGAAGTGGCGATTTATACGCATGAAGGCGATTCCATTATCCTGAAAAACGGGCATGTGATTCAAATGACCACGCAAACCTTGACGATTAATGCCACGACAAAAGTTGAAATGACTACGCCTTTGCTGCAAATCACCGGCGGCGATGTCAAGGCCGATACGATCAGCCTGAAAGGCCATAAGCATAACGGCGGTTCTATCGGTTCAGGACAAACGGACGTTCCGGCATGAGCGGACAGCCGTTAATACTGGTGGTCGATGGCATTACCACTGCGGTTTCCGATGTCACTGACGCATTAGCCAGGGCAGTGATTATTTCCCTGTTCACCTGGCGTCGTGCTAATCCGGATGATGATCTTCCGAGTACCAACAAATACGGTTGGTGGGGTGACACCTATCCGCAAATCGATAACGACCGTATTGGCTCACGTTTATGGCTTCTGTCCCGTGCAAAACTGACCACAGAAACGGTTTTACGCGCCAAGGAATATGCCGAGGAAGCTTTGCAATGGCTCATCGATGACGGCGTTGCAGCATCTGTTCAGGTGCAGTCTGAACGGCAGGATTTATTTATGCTGGCCCTGGGTATTAAAATAATACGGGGCGATCAATCGTCGCTCACTGTCCGTTTTGCAAACGTTTGGGATATATTCAATGCCGTTTAGCCGCCCGCTGTTACCTGAACTTATCAACCGCACCCGCGATGATATTGTCTCACGCCTGCCAAACCCTGACCTACTCAGGCGTTCGGACGGCGAAGTATACGCCCGCGCGATGTCCGGTACGGCGCACGGACTGTACGGCTATCTGGACTGGCTGTCACGTCAACTCATTTACGACACGGCTGACGGTGATATGCTCGAACGCTGGGCCAGTATTTGGGGGATAACTCGGAAACAGGCGACGGTGGCCACCGGACAGGTGAAGTTTACCGGAACCAACGGCATCGTTATTACGGCCGGCACTCAGTTGGCAGCATACGACGGCCAATTGTTTGCGACCGCTGCTGATGCAACTATTTCCGCTGGAATCGTCTGGGCAACGGTTAACGCCGTTATTCCAGGTCTGGCAGGCAACCGGTTAACCGGACAGACTTTTACGCTACAAGCGCCGGTTTCCGGCGTTAATTCAGGCGCTTTAGCTGGAGCAATGACCGGCGGCAACGATATTGAAACCGATGACAGTTTGCGTTATCGCCTGTTGCTTCGTATCAAACAACCGCCCCAAGGCGGCGACCGGGCGGATTATGAAGCCTGGGCGCTAGCTGTGCCTGGCGTGACGCGTGCCTGGGTTTATCCACAGGAATTGGGCATTGGCGCGGTGACCGTGCGCTTTATGATGGATGATAATTATTCGGATGGCATTCCTCTATCCGGCGATGTCGCCGTGGTTGCCGCTTACATTGACCCGCTTCGGCCGGTAACAGCGGCCGTTACCGTGGCGGCTCCCGTTGCCGTGCCGCTGAATTTTACAATCAACGCCTTATCTCCATCGAATACGACTGTAAAAGCGGCCATTACTCAGGAATTAACCGACTTGATAAAACGGGAAGCCGTACCGGGAGGCACGATTTATTTAAGTCATATTCGCGAGGCTATCAGTATTGCAACCGATGAGTTTGATCACGTTCTGACGACGCCCGCAGCCAATGTAACTAATGTAACCGGCGCTATTAGCGTCATGGGAACCATCACATGGACCTGAGTGCGGATGATTACGCCCGGCAATTAGCCGCGTTGTTGCCGCCGGGCCCTGCCTGGTCAACGGATGATGATGCCGCCACGCTGACGTTGCAGCTTAACGCCTGGGCGCAGGAATTTGCCCGTGTTCAGGCGCGTGCTGATGTGCTGATTGAGGAAGCGGACCCGCGCGTTACGTATGAATTGCTGACCGATTATGAGCGCATCTTTGGCCTGCCGACCGCGTGCATGTATGGCATTGAGCAAACGGTGCAGCAGCGCCATGATGCGCTGGTCTCGCAGATGATCAGTATCGGCGGCCAGTCACGGGCTTATTTTATCGCTTTAGCGTTGGCAGCCGGTTTTAGCATCACCATCACCGAATTCAATCCGTTTAACGTCGGCATGACGGTAGCCGATTCCATTTATGGGCCTGATTGGTATTTCGCCTGGCAGGTCAATGCGCCGACAACGACGGTCGCCTGGTTCAGAATATCCGGCGGCGTGAATGAAGCGTTGGCCGCCTGGGGCAATCAATTGCTCGAATGCCTGATTAACCGCTATAAACCGGCGCATACCGTCGCCATTGGAAGCGATCATGGATGAGCGCGACCCCCCAGTGGAGTCGCGTAACGAAGTGGAGCGCGGAACGCGAGGGCCGATTTAAATGGCATCCGCTTTCTGCTT